GCATGGACCCATACTGCAATGACACCGCCCCATTTGACCACAAGGCGTTTGCTAGTAGATACGAGGGTCAAAAAGACCTGCTAATCAGTCTTTACGACGTATGGGTTATGACTGCTGCAGCGTACGACACCGTACCAAACATCGCATCGTGGGTGCCGCTAGACCACGTGACCATGCCCCCTGCTGTCAAGCGCTGGCTAGAAAAGCCGAATGTAACACCACTGGCAATGTCACCATTCGGTATGAGGCAGCTAGAGGAAAACGGCATCAAGGGTCACTACATCCCTCACGGTATTGAGACAAAGGTTTACAAGCCGACCTATGACCTTCCAACGGGCCAGAACGTCTACGAGTACATGAAGACCGAAGATAAGTTCGTTGTGGGCATGGTTGCAGCTAACAAGTCATCTGGCATGGTGCACCGCAAGGCATACAGCGAAAACATTCTCGCATTCAGCATTTTCCAGAAGCGTCACCCTGATGCGATTCTTTACTTACACACTGAGCCGCTAAGCCGTATTGGATGGAACCTAGTTGAACTTGGAAAGGCTTGTGGCATTCCAGCCGACAGCATGGCCTTCCCAGACCCACTAGAGTACCGCTACGGCATCGAGAAGGAGGGCCTAGCAGCCCTTTACACGGGCATGGACGTTATGTTGGCTCCGTCATACGGAGAAGGCTTTGGAGTGCCTACAATCGAGGCACAGGCCTGCGGAACACCAGTAATCGGTTCCGACTGGGCAGCAACTTCTGACCTTGTAAGTGATGACGGCTGGTTGGTAGACGGACAGCCTCAGTGGGATAGCGCTCAGCTAGCCTGGTGGCGCATTCCTAACGTGCCATCCATCGTAAAGGCGCTAGAGGCTGCTTACGAACGAGGCAGAGGTCGCTCACAGGCATCTATTGACTTCGCCAAGCAGTTTGACGTAGAAACTGTCTGGCAGAACAACTGGCAGCCTTACCTGAAGTCTGTTTTCGGATGATTCCAGTCGTAGGGTTCGCTACCCTTGCTCGTTTCGATATGGCTCAAAGGCTAATTGACTCTATTGACTACCCCGTAGAGAATCTTGTCATTGTGGACAACTCAGGTAAAAAAGAGTTCGAGCCAAGGACCAATGAGAACATCAAAAACGTCTGGCTAATCCAGGTACCGCACGGACTGGGGGCCAATGGCGCATGGAATCTGATTATCAAATCTACGCCGCACGCAAAGTACTGGGTCATCCCAAATGATGATTCGTATTTTTCTCAGGGGGCTTTGCAGAAGATTGCAGAGAACGTAGATACTACTAAGTTCAATTTTGTCAACGTAAACCCAAAATGGTCTTGCGTTATTCCAACAGAAGGCAGCGTGATGAAGGCTGGCCTATGGGATGAAGCATTCCACCCTATTTACTTTGACGATGACGACTACGAGTGGCGCATGGAGAAGCTTGGGGTCGAATTTAATCACATAGACGCCGAGGTACTACATGACAACTCCTCCACACTCAAGGCTGGTTACAACGAACGCAATAGCATTACCTTTTCTCGTAATCAGTCGCTACTTACAAACAAGAAGGTCGCTGAAGATACAGGAGTCAGGGGCTGGACACTCAAGATTAGAAGGGACAACAGATGGGACTAAGGGTTTACACAGGGGGGACATTCGACCTGATTCACTCAGGCCATGTGAATTTTCTAAGGGCTTGTGCAGAGATTGGCAGTGTTACCATTGCGCTGAATACAGATGAATTTATTGCCGAGTACAAAGGCAAGCCGCCAATCATGAACTACTACGAGCGCTGGAACGTGCTAACTGAGCTGAAATGCGTAGATAGGGTAGTCCCAAACATAGGCGGCACTGACAGCAAACTAGCTATCGAAGAAGTAATGCCAAATGTAATTGCTATAGGCTCCGATTGGGCACGCAAGGATTACTACAAGCAAATGGGCTTTACGCAGGACTGGTTAGACGACCTGGACATCTCGCTTCTATACATCCCCTACACCCCAGGCATCAGCACTACGGAACTAAAGCGACGCATTCAGGTAAACTAGAGGCATAAGGAGTTCCCATGTCACTCACTAACCCATATTGCACTCTAGCCGAGCTAAAGGCAGCGCTACGCATCACCGATAACGTAGATGACAGCCTGCTAGAGCTGAGCATCAACGGCGCATCCCGCCAGATTGACGGCTACTGCGAAAGAGTCTTCTACAGCAGCTCCGCTACTCGTGTCTTTACCCCACAGAACTCCACCATCTGCGAGATTGACGACCTAATCACGCTGACTACCCTAAAGACCTCCACCAATGGCAACGGAACCTTCGACGTTACTTGGACCGCAACTGACTACCAGCTAGAGCCACTAAACGGCGTCACCAGCGGATTAGCTACTCCTTACACTCGCATTCGTGCAGTCGGTAACTACCTATTCCCTGAGTTCCCAATCTGGGGAGGCAACTATGAAGCCACCGTACAGGTAGTCGGAACCTTCGGTTACTCCGCAGTGCCAGATGCAGTAAAGCAGGCAGCCATCCTCCTAGCTATGCGCCAGTTCAAGCGTTACGACAGCCCACTTGGTGTGGCTGGCTTCGGTGACATCGGCGTTGTACGTGTTAGCCGTGTTGACCCTGACATCGCAGCCTTGCTAGAGCCATACACCAAATTTAGGGCAGCATAATGGCTGATATCTCCGCCATCAGGACTGCGCTAGCCACGAACCTAGCTACCATCAGCGGCCTACGAACTGCCGCAGAGATTCCAGACAACCCAAACCCTCCTGTAGGCATTGTCTCTCTCGACAACATAGATTTTGATTTAGCATTTAAGCAGGGCCTGACTCTATACAACTTCACCGTAACTGTCATCGTGGGAAGGGCATCTGAGCGTGAAGCTCAGCGCCGACTAAACACTTATTGCGAGACAACTGGGGTGAAGAGTGCGATAGAATCGGATAGGAGCCTTGATGGTAACGCTTATGACGTTCGTGTTACTGGCGTGACTAGCATTGGTTCTATACAACTAAATGACCAAACGTATTTGGCTGCAGATTTTCAAGTAGTCGTTTACGCATAAATAGGAGAATAAATTGGCAAAGTATGTAGTGGCGGGCACTGAAGTGACCCTAAACGGCTCGGACATTAGCGGCTCTGTTGCTCGTGCTGAGCTTGTAATTAACTCTGCTGAAGTTGACACAACCGACTTCGGCTCAAACGGCTGGACTGAGGTAGTGGGCGGCTTGAAGTCGGGCTCTGTTTCCCTAGACTTCCACGCTGACTACGCAGCAGGCGGCATTTCTAACGTACTATCCAGCTTGGTAGGTACCATTGGAACTGTTACCATCATTGCTGGCAACGGAACCGCAGCTTCTTCGGCTACCCCAGCCTGGACTGCTAACGTTCTAATCAACAGCTTCACCCCAATCGCTGGCGCTGTCGGCGACCTAAGCACCTTCTCGGTTACTTTCCCAACCACTGGTGAAGTTACCAAGGCTACCGCATAAGGAAAACAATGAGAATCAACCTACAAGTTCAGTTCGAAAACGGCAACTCAAAAGAAATCACTGCAAACGCAGCAGACCTCGTAGCTTTCGAGGACAAGTTCAACGTTTCAGTGGCTCGCCTCGGAGAGGAAAGCAAGATTGGGCATCTGCTCTTTTTAGCTTGGCACTCCGAAAAGCGCACCAAGTCAACCGACTTGGCATACGAGGAATGGCTATCCACGGTTGACGGAATTGGGGACTCTGATAAAGACCCAAAATCCGAGGCCTAGGAGATTCCTCAGCGCACTGGTACATCGCAGGCCTTGCCTGTGAGACAGGCATTTCTCCTAGAGAGCTGATGGAACTGGATGACCGCATGCTATGGACAATGTATCGTTGGCTAGTAGCAAGAGGCCAGCCCCGCAGCTAGAGAGCCGCCCCTTCGGGGGCGGTTTCTCTTTACGGTAAACTTTATTTAGAACAGGCGGTTAGAATGCACGAATTTCCTTCATACAAAGTGATTTCGTATCGCACCACATCCGCAGCAAATAGAGGCTTCTCCGAGAGAACCACTCAGACTGGCTATCAAGCTACTATCGAAGTCAGCAACCTAAAGTTCATGCTGGACGAGCTAAGCAAGATAAACGATGACGCTCGCAAGATTTTCCGTCGCCGATTCCGTGAGATTGGTCAGCCAATCCAGAGGGAAATTCAAGATGGCATCAGGGCAAATCGCCTAGGCACACCAGGAAGCATGCGAGGCTTTGGCAAGAAGGTAGTGCCAGGACGTCTTACTTGGGGCACTGGCAAACCAGCCACCTCTGCTGTTATCAGCATGCCACGTCTCAGCACCCGTAGAGATGCTATGCCTATTGCTAAAATCAAGGTAGGTTCGCCAGCCACTGTTATTGCTGATATGGCAGGTAAGTCAAACCGTGCAACTGCGAACAAGCCAAGAACTGCTATTTACCCATACAGCCTTAGCCCAGACGGACAGCGTTCGCACAAGATTAGCCGTGTTGGTAGCCGCAAGTTTATTCAGAACCTTGACTCAGTAATGGGCGGTAAGGCATCACGTGTCGTTTACCCATCTGCTGAGAAGGCTCTGCCTAAAGCAAGAGTTGAAATGGAACTAGCCTTTGACTTTATGGCAAATGAAGTCAACCGCCGTCTAAGGAGCGCCTACTAATGGCAAAACAAGCAATTTCCGTACTATTCCTTGCAGGCTTCAAGGGCGATGGTCTAAAGAAGGCTCAGAAGGACCTACAAGGCGTCGGAAGCCAGCTAGATAAGCTAACTAAGCAAACCATCAAGGCTGGTGCCACCTTTGCCATTACAAAGGCTTGGAGAGGCTTTACAACCGTTGCCGAGAATGCAATTACTCAGGCACGTGACCTAGAGCGTAACACCGCAGCTCTTGGCACCGTTTTCGGCGCACTTGCACCTCAGATGCAGCAGTTTGCAAAGGGCGCAGCAGACATCGGTATGTCTCAGGCTGAAGCAGCCAAAGCATCTACCTTCCTCGGTTCGGTTCTAAAGCAGTCTGGCTTCTCGATTGCAGAGACCGCAGTACAGACTCAGAAGCTTGTAACTCTTGGTGCTGACCTAGCCCTGACCTACGGCTACGACGTACAGGAAGCCCTGTTGGGTATGACCGCCCTCTTCCGTGGCGAGTACGACCCGATTGAGAAGTTCGGTGTTGCTATGAAGCAATCCGAAATCAACGCAGAGCTTGCCGCTAAGAAGCTGGGCCATCTAGAAGGTGCAGAGAGACGTATAGCTGAGCAGCAGATTCGTCTACAGCTCCTCATGGAGCGCTCTGCGGACGCTCAGGGAGCCTTTGGAAGGCAGTCTGGAACTCTTGCAGTAGAGCAGGAGCGACTACAGGCGTCCATCAACAACATGCTTCAGAGCGCTGGTGGCCCAATGCTCCGAGTGCTGGGAGAGCTTGCTCAGCAGCTTGTGCCGATTGTAGAGCAGCTAACGCCTGTTCTTGTAGAAATCTTTGCTGACCTAGGTGGCAAGACCCGCAACCTGGTATCTGACATGGATGGCCTAAAGACTGCCATCGTCAACACTGCAGAGGCATTCGCCACACTAATTGAAATCACTGCCAACGTAGCGCTATTTATTGGCAAGAACCTACAAGCAATCACCATGTTCGTTGGTGGCATTATCGGTCTGCGCTACACCGTCAAGTTCATCTCTATGGTCGAGGTGGCCTTTACTAGAACCGCCACCGCCACTGCCGTTGCTGCTGAGAAGGCGATTGCATTCCGTGCCGCCCTAGCAC